CGTCACTGTTGCAGAGGCAGTAGCATTGTTGGTCAATGTGACGGTGAAATATCCAGTTGTTCCGCTTGGAGCAATCAAAGTAATGATTGAGTTGTTTGGAATTCCCACAGCAATAACCAATTGACCAACAGCAATCAAGTTTGTAACTGGTACTTCAATATTTGGAGAACCGTTTGTAGTTGTAATTGATGAAGAGAAAACCTCTTCTTGCACACTCAAGTCAGTACCCGCATTGATTGGGTAGTGGAACACTTGAGAAAAGTAACCAGCAGAGCGTCTAGCACCAAGCGCTTGTCCGCCGTCATACCAGCAGTTTTCACGGATGTTATAGATCACGCAGTCGTTGCATTCCTCTGAGTCACCAGAGGGGAAAAACCACCAAATCTCACCAAAACGTGGAACTTTTGTAGCCCAAACCTTTTGACTCTGAGCATAGTTTAAGTTGTCAAAAAAGTAGTTCTGGTTCATGGAGTTTGGGATTTCCTTTACAGTACCGTTGTAGAGCAGGAAACGATCAACACCAATCCAGTAATAGATACCGTCGTACTCAATCACGCACTGAGAAGACAGAATAGAAGACTGGCTTGAAATGATGTCATAACGCCAGTAAAACGTCGATGATGTACCACCAGTGCTAATTGTTGTTGGGGTGTAAGAAACGCGAATCAGCGAGTCTAAAGACCAAAACAATCCAGACGGTGCGTTAGAACCACCGCGAACAGGTAAACCCTTAACAACCTTTGTTGAGGCTACGTTAACCTCATTTGAGTCTGCGCCGTTCCAATCGTATGGATTGCCAGCTACTGAATTCTTAATCAGACCGTTATCTCCATACACAAAAACGTATGGATGCAAAACAACCACGCCGCCTGCAACCGAGATAACGTCACCAGTTGGGGATGTTCCAGAGGTGTCAGTCAATGGAGACAATACAGTACCAGCAATGTTTCCAGCCAAAACTGGAGTAGCTACTGTTTGGTCAATCTGGGCTAGGTTCTGCCCCGGGTGCGCCAGCAACAACTGGTTACCTGATCCCTGCGTATCAAACGAAGAGTCAAACTGCCAAAGGTTTAAATTGCTGGCAGTAAATCCATTGTTGATGGTTGCAACCTTGATTGAGAAACCGCTACCAGTTCCACCGATGCTTGCGGCTGTTGCGCTCAAAGTGTTTCCAATGACATACCCATTACCAGCTTTTGTCAGAGTTACCGTTGTCACCGATCCACCAGACACAACAATTGTTGCCTTGGCTCCTGATCCAGAACCACCAGTCAAAGTCACATTGGTATATGTACCGTTTGTGTATAGCGTACCGCCAACCAATGTATTGAGTGTGAGGATCAAACCAGTAAAGGTAAACTCACTGACTCCAGCACCAACACCATTGTTGTCAATGTTGACGACCTCAAGACCGTTGTTGTAGCCGTTAAATACTTGGTTAATACCGTCAGCAGAGTTGACGTAGATACCGCGAGAGTAACCCAAAGCATCATTTGTGATAGATCGATAGCCGCCAATCTTGCGAGGGCGACCACGTTGAAACCTAACCCAACGACCGTCGGAGTAAAAGTTTTTGTCAAAGAACGTACCGTCCCGCTGGACACCGGGTTGCGTATCAATTGAAAAAACCTTTTTGGTCATCAGTAAGTTCCGCCCGAAACACCGCCAGTAAAGTTACCAGTACCCACAATTGCCAAACCTGTTGCTGACAATGTTGACCTCAACACACCAAGAATTGAGGTATTGAACTCACCAGAAGAGGCTCGGTACACACCAGTGCTTGCCTCTGAAGCAAAGTACAAAGCAGGTGAACCAACAGTTCCGTTAATCAATCCAATTGAAGAAGAACCAGCTAAAACTGTATTGGCATTAACCAAGTTCACAGAGTCGCAAATCAAAGTTGCTTGCTGGTTTGAGGCAATGGTTGCGGTTGATCCGCCAGTGTTGGTTGTGACGGTGATTGTGTAGTTTCCTACTCCACCTACCGTGGCATTCTGAATGTAGTACACCTGCACCGTTGGAGGAACAATGATTGTCACGTTACCAGTCAGTGTCCCTGTGTACTTCTGGATCACATTAGAAGCTTCGGCTGAAGTCAGTGTGTAGGTACCAGTGACAACTGCCTTAGTCAATTGAGTAAACGCAAATTGCGTAGACTTACCCAAACCAACCGTGTAGAACGTAGAACCACTGCAAACAATAATGCAAGAGTCGCTAGGTTGAAGGATGATTGTTGCAGAACCGTTGATGGTATTTCCACCAGAACCTGCGACCGTCAAGGCACCAGTTCCGCTATTACGCAAGAACATAAACCAATTGTCACCTAATGTTGCGGCGGCTGTTAAGGTCAAAGTTCCAGCACCACCAGTCCACACATAGGTGCTAGAACGATCAGTTGTAAGCGCTGTGTAGTTAGATGAAAACGTCGTAACAGGTTGGCTTTGGTTGAGTGTCTGACCAATAGCCAAAAGACCGTATCCAGCCAGCGTAGCGGCATCAGCACCAGAAGAACCAATACCGTAGGCAATGATTCCCCAAGTACCTGCTGTGGTTGCGTTTGTAGTGATGTAAATGTATTGAGCCTGACCAGCGGCTACTGTCACAATGGTGTTAAGACCAAGGTAGTCTTTGACCGTCAAAGTGACAGAACCGACGTTGCGGATCAAGGCATCTTGACCAACAGACGCTTGATTAGCAGGGGGCATCCACAACTCGTTTGCGGTAGAGGCTGTAGACACCTCCATGATTCGAGCGGCGGCATCGTCAGTTACTGACCCGTTGATAGGCCAAGTCAACTGCAAGTCAGTCGTCAGCGTGATGCGGCTATACGATACGTCAGTTGGCTGGATGACGTTACCAGTAAAAGGGCTGTTGTAACTCATTATGAATCCACCGCTACGGCTTGACGATCAGCCAGTCTCAACTTATCCTCAGCCATCAAGGTATGCATGATGAGGTCGTAGTTCTGTTGCCACATAGCCATGCGCTCATCATTCTTGAGGAACGGCATCGCCTGCAACAAAGACCCATACAGCAACGCTTGGGGCGCGTAAATTGTGAACCAATTCGTCTGATTAGAAGAATCCAAAGGTTGGATGCGCTCGTAGTACAAGACTTCAAATGTGTAGTTTGTAGCAGGAGTCGGAGCCACCAACCAGTGGGTATAGTCGTAGTCCGCAAAATATGCGGGAATACCAGTATCGGTCGCGTTAGGCCAATACTCACGAAGGTACTCATACTTTCGTAACAACACAGGCTGGCGCTCACCAGCCACTGTAATGTTGAACGAAACCGTCTTATGCCAACGAGCAGGCTTGTCAATGATTGCGTTACTTGCCACCATCGTGCTTGAGTTAACCGTTAGGTTTCCCAAAAACTTGATCTGGCTGGCAATGATTTGCTCTGCCAACATGATGAACAATGGGATTTTTTCGAGGGTCGCCGTATCCGTCCGCTCTAAATAGGACTGAATGTTTTCGACTAAGGAGTCGTATGTCATTACCGATGCGGTCGTCATTTGTTCCCCTTATCCGACATTACGCTCAAAATGTGGGCAATCCACTAGGGACTTGAAGTTGCCACCCCAACGGTTTTTGGGATGTAGACTTTCCCAAAATGCACCCAGTGGAGCAAGAGTCTCTTTGTTCCATATTATCTGCCCTTCCTTGAAGAAATTCAAGTCAATAGCGCACCTCTTCAGGTGGATGGAGTTGAGCGTTTTTGAGCGACCAGTCTTGACGTAAATAGCTTGTTGTTCTGGTGTTCTGGCTAGTTCACCACCAGTGACCATAAAACCCTGTTCTGTGGCGTATTTGATGAGGGAGCAGGCATCCAATAGGAATGCGGCTTGTTCTTGACTCAGGCTCATTCTTTGCCCCCCTTACGCATCTCCATGACCTTCTCAACAGTACGACCGCCAAAGTAAGCAGTCATTACCAGCATACCCCATTGACCTAGCAAATTTACATAAGCCTCCTGCACTTGGATACCAGCGGCGCTTAGACCAGCAAAAATTAAATAGGCGGTCAGGATGTAGAGCAGGGTGCCGGGGCGGATATTCTTCGACAGCCAAGAGTCAGAAGCCATATCAGCCTGCCAACGCTTGGACACATTGTCTTCTTGATTTGCTTGCGCCTTGAGCAGTGCCGACAACTCTTCTTGCTCGATACGCGCCTTCTCAATACCCAACTCCAACAGACGCTCTTCGTGGTCGTATTGCAGTTGGCGTAACTTGGCGACTTCAGCGTCAGAAGGGTTGTCGGAAATCTTCACGCCCAAAGCGTTCTCAACAACTTCTTTGCCTTTGGCTTGGATTGCAGATGACAAAAGACCCAGACCGTTCTGAGCCAATGTACCAAGGAGGGATGCGACTATTGGAATCATTTTTTCACCATCTTTTCGCGTTCTTCAAGTAATCTGACTTTGACCTGAAGTTCGTTGATGTGCAACATCAACCCTTCTTTCATGATGGCTCGGCGTTCGGCAGAGATAGGGCTATCTGTTGGCACACCTTCTTTGGTAATTAAAGCAGGCATTGCACCCTCAATTCGAGTTAGCCGTGTGGAGAAGTCATTGACCTGCCCCAAAAGCCAAGCAAGGGACGCCACAATGATGGGTATGACCGCCTTGAGTACGTCTGCCCAATTCATAAGCCAAGCACCTTCTTAATGAGTTCGCCAGCCACGCCCGGCCCGAACAACACGCAGACGATCACCCCATACAAGAGGTATTCAATCTTTGTCATGCGCTTAGAACCATCGTCAAAGCGACCCTGAATGCCCTCATAACGCTGGGCGCAGATAGCCTCATGGACACTCAATCGCTTGTCCGTTTCTGATGCTAATTCTTGTACGTCCGCCATAAAATTCCTTGAAGAAGCCACCCGAAGGTGGCTGGTTCTTACTTTGCTTCTACATCAGAAACCGCCTCTTGCGGTGTTTCTAACGAGTCTTTCAGCATTCTGAAGAAGGCATCTCTGCCTACTTGCAACTGATCCACCGAGAACCTAGCCGAATCCAATTTTCGGTCAAGGTCTGCCACATGATTTAACAACATTTGTTGCTGTTGCGTCATGTCTTCAAACTTGTACTCAATACCGTCAATAGTTACGGGGGTTGTTTTTTTCTCGCCCATAGTATTTCCTTTAATGTGCCACCAAGAACGAGTGGTGGCTTCCCGTTATGCTTGAGCGGCAGGCGGCAGACCGCTACCTGTGGTTGGGTTTTTCTGAGCTTCAATTTGAGCCGCAACAGCCGCTTCAGTTGCCGCAACAGCTTCAGTACCCATAGCGTCTTGAAGCCAGCCCACCATCATGGCTTGCGTAACTTGATCGTATGGTGTGAAGGGTGAACCCACTGTGTAAGAAACACTCTGCGTTGAATAAACAGAGCCATTGTATGTACCGTCTGTACCAGAGCAAGTCCAGTGCAAGCAGTAAATGACGTTAGTTAAGCCATCTTCAGAGATGTTGTAGTCGGTTTGGGTGATTACCCAGTTTGTAGTCGTAGTCATTTCATTTTCTCCAATTCCACGGCAATGCCGATTCGTGAACTAAAATTCCACCCCTTTGGGATGGCGCAAAAAATATGGCCTCATCTAATTTGTTGTGTTTTTTACTGTTGTAACTACGAGAAACAACACGCAAATTCCACGGCACATGAAGGCCACATATATCTTTCCCTCTTAAAGGGACAATGTGGTCAACACTACAATCAAACCCCGCAAGGTTTGTTGTTTCTTTAGCGCAAACATATATGGCATCTATTTGCTTTAAATCTTCTTTATTCAACCAAGGTGGTGTTGCCTGTATTTTCTTTGCTTGCCTTGCCATTTCAGCCGCCGCTTTCTGTGGCTTACGCTTACGCATTGAAGACAAATAAGATTCACGCACTTTTTCAGGGTTTTTAACTCTGTAGTTAGCGGCTCTTTGTTTGTGGGATTCAGGATTTTTTGCGTAATTTTCTTTGTACCAATTAGGATTAAGCTCAAGTCTTTTTTGTAAATTGCGTTTTTGCACTAACTTAGAGCATTCAATGCAAGTGCCACTTGCCGTGCATCTAAAGTCAATATGACCATGCTTGCAAGGGCGACCAGTAAAATACGTGGTTTGCCCTGCCGCTTTTGCCGCAGCACGTTCTTTAGGCTGAAAGCCGTAAGATTGCAACTGTTTAGGCGTAGTCATGATATTTTCCTTTTAAAGATTAGCGGCAGAAAGACGCTGACGTAGTGATTGAATT